ATTATTTTACAAGTGCCCTTCCATGGGCGCAACGTGGTGGCGAGGCAACGGTGCCACAAACCGCAAAAGGCCAGTCCCAATTTTGGGACGCATTAAACGATCAGGCCTACGCACCTGGAGTAATAAAAAACATTCAAGCAAATGGCGAAGGTGGTCTAATTGATGAAGACGCACTGAGCCTGGGAATCGATCCGAATACCAATATCACGGTTAACGATCTCAGAAAATCAGTACGCCTCCAAGAATGGCTCGAGAGACAAGCACGAGGCGGCGCAAGGTATGTTGAAACTATCTTGTCTCATTTCGGCGTTAGAGGCTCAGACGCTCGAATGATGCGCCCCGAATATTTAGGAGGCGGAATCAATCCAGTTGTCATATCTGAGACACTTCAAACATCAGGAACTTCAACCGAGGGACCAGCGGATCCCTACACCCCTACCCCACTTGGTCAAATGGCCGGTCACGGTATCGCAGTAGGCGCCAATCACGGATTCAAAAAGTCATTCAATGAATTCGGCTATGTAATGGGCATTATGTCTGTCATGCCTAAAACTGCATATCAAAACGGAATCCATAGAATGTGGTCACGTGCCGACAAATTCGATTACTACTGGCCAGAATTTGCACAACTCGGAGAACAGGAAATAAAAAACAACGAAATATACTTCGATGGCGCAAGTGATTCAACAAGTACTTGGGGCTATCAGTCCCGATATTCAGAAATGAAGTACGGCTGTTCCTCTGTACATGGAGATTTCCGAGATAATCTTGACTATTGGCACATGGGCAGGAAATTCTCCGGATTACCCGCTTTAAATGCGGACTTTATAAAATCAGATCCAACACACCGTATATTTGCGGTGGAAGACGAGGATGAAGACAAACTATATTGTCAGGTCTATAACAAAGTTGACGCTCTGCGTCCAATGCCATACTTTGGAACGCCTACTTTATAACATTTAAGAAAATCTCTTTCGATTATCTTCATTTTGTGAAGCCAGTCGTAACAAAATGATGGCTAGAAATACATCCCCCCTACGGAGTGAGCCGTGCGCCCTCCGGCGCTTTCGGCGGTCGGGGGGATTTGTATTTCCATTGCTATTATCAAAAATATTCATAGCTTGTACCATAAATATTACACAATCAATAGACATACACATGAGCAAAAAATCCAAAAGGGTAGTACACCACATCTACTCAGTGAAACCCGAAATCAGAAAACCAAGTAAATTGCCCTCTGCAACAATTCAAGGCGAAGCCTACACAATCCCCGAACTATTCCAACGAGCAAACTCAGGAATAAAAATCAACACAAACGAACCTATCTATCAAGACAATCCAAATCACGATGATATAGATTTGGAGAAAATCAAAAATCTCGATCTAGTAGAGCGAGACGAACTTGCCTTCAAAGCAAAGCAAACTATAGATCAGGCAATTCAAAACAAGGAGCTTGCGACGCAAAACAAATTGCAGGATCAAAAGGACGCGCAGCCAAAAAAAGCAAGTGAGTCCGGAGATGACACCACCGTGTCATCGGAGGAAAAACAATAAAAACACATAACTTTTTTAAATCAAAAAAAGGATGTCAAAATCAGAAAATTAGAAAAATACAATTTTTCCCAGAGTATACCCTTGTCATACTCTGGCGGAGTGACACCGCTCAATCCGAAAAACTATAAAAAATACAAAAAATAAATATTATGGATCCATTCTTAGCAGGCTCAGCAATACAAACAGGTGGCGGAATTCTCAACGATGTACTCGGTATGTTTACGCAAAAAAAACGCGAACAACGTGCAGCCCAACAATCAAAACAGAATATTCAAAACACACTTCAAGCAAATAAGGAATTGGCTAAATATCAATATGGTCAGGACTTACAAATGTGGCAACGTGCAAACGAATACAACGCACCGACGGCACAGATGCAACGATTAAAAGCTGCCGGATTAAATCCAAACATGGTATATGGATCTGGCGGAGCAACAACACAAGCAGCAACACTACCAAAGTATCAAAACGTTACTGCCGACTATTCAAGTGAAAAGGCTGCTATGCCTGTCATGCCACAACTAAGCGCATTCACAGATACAGCAATGAAAATTGCACAGCTCAAAAATCTCAGCGCTCAAACTAAATTGGTTGAGGAAAAAACAGCAACCGAAACAATGAACGCATTGCTAAGAAATCATCAATCACTAAACGAACAAGCAAAAAGCGCCTTATCGCAAGGCTTAGCACAGTATGCAAGTGACTTCGCAGCTCAACAACTGCAACGAAATAGATTAACAAACGAAAAAATACAGGCTGATATCGGTTCAGTAGGAATACTCAACGCATTAAGAGGTACCCAGAAAAAGGATATAGGAAAAAATATCCAACTAAAGGATATCGAACTCGAATGGAAAAACGCATTAAATGCAAACCAACTGTTTAAAAGTGCAGGTCCATTTATTCAGATGCTCTTTAGAATGTTAGGATACGGAAAAATGTAAACATGAAATTGCTCAAAAAATATCATCCTCAGGATACTATAATCAATATTCACTATTTAAACACAAAATTATGCGATTCAAAAGAAGTTATCGAAGATCAAACCGAAAGTATGGAAAACGTTCATTTAGGCGTAGTACTAAACGAGGTCGAAGAATCAGAACCTACTCACCCTCACGCGGAGGAATAAGACTTTAGCCATGTGTACAAGCCCATTAAATTTATCCGACCGCACGGTAAAATGCGGGCAATGCAAAATGTGTCTATTAGAAAAATCGTCTATCTGGTCAGCACGATTAGAAGAGGAGTTCAAAAAGTCAACATCTGGCTATTTTATTACATTAACTTACTCCGACGATAATGCAATCTGGGTCGATACTGAGACAGAAACAGTTACAACACTAGACAAACGTGACGTTCAATTATTCATGAAAAAACTCAGGAAAGTCAATGAACGATATAGGCAAAAGCATGATTATTCAATCAGGTATTACCTTACCGGCGAATATGGTGGCAAATTTGGCCGAGCACACTATCACATATTATTATTTAATGCTACTAAAGAAGCAGTCGAACGAATTTATACGATCTGGAATAAAGGCCGAATCGATGTGCAATCGATGAACGAAAAAGCCATCAAATATGTGTCTAATTATATGCTAACCAAAAACAAAGATGTACCCGACGGAATAGAAAAACCATTTAGCCTAATGTCAAGGCGTCCCGGTATAGGATCGGCATATATTGATAGGAATTGGAAACATCACATAGAAAACCCTGAAGCTATTCATATGATGAAAGCAGGTAAAAACAAACGTCAATTGCCTAGATTCTATTCAGATAAACTAATAAGTGATATATCCAAAAAGCAATTCAACGATAACAAGGAAAAAGAACATGAAATAAGGCGTGCCGAGCTATATGCCGAGGCCGAAAAACAATGTCCTAAAGATCCACTAGGTTGGATCAAAGCAGAAAGAAAAAGGAAATCAGAAATATTTTATAAACGTAAGACTCAAAACAGAAAATTATGAACATCTTTTCAAATGTCGCGGGTAAGAAAACCCGCAAAAACAAGTTTGACAAAAGTCATGAAAGAAAAATGTCGCTAAATATGGGTGAACTTATCCCTATGTATCTTGACGAAATAGTACCCGGTGACAACTTCCGAGTAAACTCTGAGATATTTATCCGGATGGCTCCAATGTTAGCCCCTATCATGCACCGGGTAAATGTATCGACTCATTTCTTCTTCGTTCCTTCCCGTATATTATGGGATAACTTCGAAGATTTCATCACTGGCGGAAAGGACGGAGACGCACTACCGCAACATCCTTATCTAACCTACAGTGAAGGCGGTCGCCAATACTTCACAAAAGGTAGGTTGGCCGATTATCTAGGCATACCAACCTCAGACGACATGCCAGTAATAACCGAAGCAAAAGGAATAAATGCTCTACCCTTCCGTGCTTATCAGATGATCTATAATGAATATTATAGGGATCAAAACTTACAAAACGAAATAGCCTTTAGTACCGGTGACGGTCTCGACGATCCAAACAATTTGATATATCTAAGAAGTCGAGCATGGGAAAAGGATTACTTTACAAGTGCCCTTCCATGGGCGCAACGTGGTGGCGAGGCAACGGTGCCACAAACCGCAAAAGGCCAGTCCCAATTTTGGGACGCGTTAAACGATCAGGCCTACGCACCTGGAGTAATCAAAAACATTCAAGCAAATGGCGAAGGTGGTCTAATAGATGAAGATGCCCTGAGCCTTGGAATCGATCCCAATACCAATATCACGGTTAACGATCTCAGAAAGTCAGTACGCCTCCAAGAATGGCTTGAAAGACAAGCACGCGGTGGCGCAAGGTATGTGGAAACTATTCTCTCACATTTCGGCGTTAGAGGCTCAGATGCCCGAATGATGCGCCCCGAATATTTAGGAGGCGGAATTAATCCCGTTGTCATATCTGAAACACTCCAAACATCTGGAACCGCAGATCCCGCCAATAATTACACCCCTACCCCACTTGGTCAAATGGCTGGCCATGGAATTGCAGTTGGAACAAATCACGGATTCAAAAAGTCATTCAATGAATTCGGTTATGTAATGGGCATTATGTCTGTCATGCCAAAAACTGCATATCAAAACGGAATACATAGAATGTGGTCCCGTGCCGATAAATTCGATTACTATTGGCCAGAATTTGCCCAGCTCGGAGAACAGGAAATAAAAAACAACGAAATATTCTTCGATGGCGCAAGTGATTCAACAAGTACTTGGGGCTATCAGTCCCGATATTCAGAAATGAAGTACGGCTGTTCCT